TTAATTAGCTATTTTTTCTTTATTTTCTTTAAAACCTTCTGTCTGAATTTTTAAGTTGTATCCACCAGTAGTTAATTGAAAGCCATTATATATTGCTCTACCTTTTTTAATTTTCTTTGTACTCCCAGCCATTTTACCTAAAACTGGATGATAACCTGATATTTTAACATGCTTGAAATTACTTGCTACTCTCAATGATTTAGCAGTATCTTTTAACCCAATGCCTCCAACAACTATTTCAGATAAATAATATCCAGCATGACCTATAGCTCTCTTATCTTCTCCTATAGTATAACTAATTAGCTCCCCAAAAGACCATTTGATTGGATTTATTTTCCAATTATCCTTTACTAGTTCTTCATCATCTCCAATATAATCTAAACGAAGAGATTGAATTCCACTAAAAATAGTATTAGCACAATATAAAATTGTTACTCCTACACCTATTGTGGCAGCAACAGTTAAACCACCAGCTGCTAAAGCAGTTGCTCCAGCAGTTATTCCTATTCCTGCACATATTATTCCTGCTGAAGAAAATAAAAGATTTTCTGTTTGAAATCCTTTTTGTACTTCTCTTTTAGCTTCTTCCTTACTTAATGGAATTAATAACTTTTCTTTTTTATTTGGAAATTTAGCAATAGCTAATAATTCATTTTTTCTTGTTATTATTAAGTTTTCATTATAAAAATTTTCTCTATGTGTAATTACTAATTCAAATCTTCCATTACCTTTATTATCAAATATTTCATAATAATTAGCCACATATCCTATAAAGTTAAATTTGTTAACATTTATGTTATCTCCATCCATGCTAGCAATACTAATCTCCACATTCTTAAAAAATGGAGTTTTAATTCTGCTTTCTTTAGATAATCTAGATAATTTTATAGTTTCATCTCCAGGATTAATATCTCCGCTAAAAACAAATATCTTATCTTTTACATCTATATGAAAAGAATTAATATTAAGTTTATCTATCTTTATAAACTCATTATCCTTTCCAATTTCAGATATTTTAAAATATGTAGCTTGTTTGATTTTTGCTCTTTCTTTTTGTTCAAACATTTTAATATCAGTATTTATCCTGCTATATTCTATAATATCTTCTGCTGGATAAGTATAACTGTTATAGTTTATATCTCGTAATCCCATAAATCAATCCCCTTTACTAAAATAGTTTTAATATTTATATTATATCATATCAATCAACTATTTTAATTACAAAATAAAAATATAAAAGTCATATATTCCTTTATTATGAGATTATTTTATATAAAAAAAACAGGGAACTAATTTTCCCTGCTTTAAAATTTAAATAAATCTCTTATACTATTTGCTCTTCTATAAATTTTTAATTGAAACAACTTTTTTTTATGGTTGATAGGATCTATTTTAAATTCCATCCAGTTATTTCTAACTGTTATTCCTTTAAACCCAAATCAACTTTTAATTTTTCTGTCTCTTCTTTTATTTGCTCATTTGAAGCAATACTTTTATCTCCTAAATATTCCTTACCACGAAGACCTTGTTCAAAGCTATCAAGTTTGTCAGCAAGTTCTTTTTTTAATTTTTCTGGCAATTTATCTCCAACTTCTTTTCCAATCTTCCATACACGTGGATTAGGTAATATCCATCCTAATATAAAAGCACCTAATATACCCCAAAACTCTATATTATTTATAAAAAATTCTTTCATTTTACTCCTCCTATTTTTTATTTTCTTTTAAATACTGCTTTTTCTAAATTTCTTGTTCTTTCTTCTACCTTAGCGATTCTTTCAGATGAAGCAGCTATATTTTTTTGTATTTCTTCTAAAACTTTTCTATTTATTTTCCTATCTTCTCTATCATTTTCTCTATCTTGTATATCTAATTTTCTATTCTCTCTATCTAAATAGATTAAATACCCAACTAATAGACCTAATATTCCATATTTTGAAACAAGGGTATTAAGAATTTCTGCAATTATGTTTTCCATGATTATCCCCTTTATTTTTAATATTTTTAATATTTATTTTTCATTACATTGGAATTCTCCCCTTATTTCATATTTTTTTATTTAGTTAGATAAATAGGATCACTTGCTATTTTATCTATTTCTTCTTTTAATAAATTCATCTTTTCTTCTAAAATTGCAATTTCTTCTATTGCAGAAAATTTTATATTTTCTAGATCTGATTTTTCTTTTTCTAAAGAAGCGTATTCTAATAACTTATTTTTTCTAATTTCTACTAATTCTTCTTTTTTTATAGAATCATACCAAATAAGCTGCTTTTTATCCCAAGTAGGTCTATAATATTTTAAATTCTCATCATACTTTATTTCCTTAATCTCATTATTCTCTATATACTCCCCATTTATTAATAAATCTTCCTCTCCTAACAAGAGTATCTTTTCTTCTCTTGTCATTTCTCTTATTTCTCTCTTTGCTTCATCATACAAAGGATTTTGAACTGCTGTATCTTTTTCTACAACTATGCAATCTTCTATGTTTAGCTCTGGATGATCTAAAAATAAATTTCCTCCCATTACTGTATTTACTTCTTCTTGCAACAAATTAACTGTAAATAATTCTTTTGATATTTTTTCTTTTGAATACACTCTGAACATTTTTTTACCTCCTGATTATTTTTTTATCTTTTTATCCTTAAAATATCTACACTAATTTCCAAATCTAACAGAAAATTTGATTTTCTTAGAAATTAAAAAGCTAGTATTTTCAAGGCATTCACACTTTTATCTTTAAAGAGGGAAAAGGGAATTTTGTCTATCCCCTATTCATAACCACCTAATTAAATAATTCTCTAAACTTAATACCCTATAGCAAAATACATAAAAAAATCGGCAACAGGTGCTTCAGTTAAAAAAATAAAGCCAGTTTTATCCATAGAATCTGTTTCTATAGCTTGTTTGTTTATTCCACCACTTGTGTAATCTGTAAGGAATACTCCTAGACATTTGTTAGGAAAAGGTTTATCAAATAAAACTCGGGCTTCATGTTTAGCTGCAACATCTTTAATTTTTATTATTATTTTATTGTTTAAATTATTAATTGTAAATAAATTCTCTAATCCTGTTCTATAACAAGATAATTAAATTGGGGAGAATAATCTGAAGAAGATTGAAGAACAATTATTCCAAAACCGGAAGTATTTATACTATAAAGTTTTATTTTAGTTGTAGATAAAGTTGCAACAGAGTAAATTTCTTCTCCCACTATTACTAAAGGAGGTTTTTTATATGTTTTTTTGAAAGAAATAGCTATCTTTTGTCCAGAATAAGCTTTATTTATTCCCAACTTCCCAACTTCAATAATTTTAAATAAATTCTCTAATTATATTCTTAGTACATATACTGATATAACCATAGTATTTGTAGAAAAGCCTGTTTGTCTATCTACCAATATATTATCTGTATTTATATTTAGAGAAAATGAAAATGGTTGTTTAATATCTGCAGAATAAAAACCAGATAATTCCAATCCAGAAATTGCTTTAGAAGTAAATATTTTTGTTCTAGTGTAACTGTAATCACCTAGATAAAATCCCATATTAACAAAAACAATATCATTTTCTATAAGTTTTTTTGTAAAAGTCATAGGAGTTTTAAATTTAAATTCTGTCGGTTCCAATGCCCAAAAACCTTTTAGATTCTCTAATTTGTCAGAATTTGATTTATTAGATATATTTAGGAAATTAACTGTTTCATTTGCTGTGCTACTTGTAGTATTTAAACATTCAAATACTCCTTTTACCCTACTATCTAAGTATACATATCCTTTTGTTTTTGTACCTATATTATCTAAATATAATAAATTAGGGTCAAAATTTAGTCCTGCATTTCCTTGTAATGCTTTAACTATATTTTCTCCTGTATTCATACTATTTATAAGCGTTCCAGCTACCATCTTTGAGTTAATTTTATTCCTAATATCATTTAATGTAATATTGTACCCAGTTTCAAAGTCTGCAATACTATCATCTACATATTTTTTATCTGCAAGTAATCCTTGCCCTGTAAAATTTATAATAATTGTTTCTACATTTGTAACCTCTAAAAATAGATTATACCTATGTTTAGATGGAACATTCTTATTATCTAAGTAAGATGGATTGTCCTTATTTATATACCAGTATAATTTTTCTTCTGCTCCATCTTGTACATATACTCCTAGTTCCTTAACATAAAATCCTATTTCTTGATCTAAATTATTTAAAAGAATTTGAAGCTTTACTGCATTCTCCACTTGTTCTTTTGCTAATATTTCTACCTCTTTTTTATAAGAATAAAGATTTGTAGTAGTTGCCCCTGTTTGACTAGCAGGAATACTTCCATTCCCTACTCTTACCTTTGTTAGTGTCACTGGTTTATTTTCAGCTGTCATTCTAGCTTGATATTCTATTCCAAAATTTGTTAATCCATTATATCCCATGTTCTTCTTCTACCTCCATCCAAATGCTTTCTTTATAATTTGCTCTTAATATTATTTCTTTTTCTCTTTCTATAAAATCCTGTTCTATTTCCTCTGTTCCATAACAATTTTGATAAATATTCGCCTTTAATTGTTCAGTAAAAGTTAAATCAAACCATAAATGTGCTGGTTTAGCCTCATCCAGAGAATTTTTCAAACCTCTTAAATCATAATCAGCATTTATTGTACTTAAAAATTCTACTTCTAAATTTCCATCTATAAATTTTACTTCTACAGTATCAGCTTGCCATGTTTCTGCTATAATCTGCAATAGTTCAAGATCACATTTTCCAGAAGTTTTCCACCTTGCTTCTATTTCTAATCTTTTTCCCTCTAAGGTATCGCTTTTAGTCTTATAGTCTAATTCTTTCTCTAATTTTTTTACTCTTTCATGCGACATTGTTGAAAAAAGAAATTCTTTTTCTATTAACCTTATTTTATTTTCAATTTTATCTAATTGAAGTCCAGCATTTTGCATATTTGCTTTAATATATTCATCTTTTCTAAATATTTTATGTAAATTATTTAAAAGAATTTGGCTATTATTCATTTAAAACCACATCCTCTAATACTGCTACTTCCTCTTCTCCTATTAATATATTATTGACTTCATTATTTATTTTTAGTTCACTCCATTCTATTACTCCTGATGTTTCCAATATGGCGTTTGATATTAAAGCATATGAAACATAATCTTTTTTAAATGCAATACTTTGTAAAAATTCAATCACACTTTGCTTTATCCTTTCTTTTAAAATATCCAGCTCTATTCCTTCTTCTTTTTTTAATGTAATTGAAATATTTATTTTTTTTGGTGTTGCAGTTTTTACAGTACAGTATGCCCCTATTGGAGCTTCTCCCATACCACAACCCCATGTATTATTATTTTCACCTTTAGGATCTATATAATTTTGAACTTTTTCTACCAATTCAATACTAGCAGGTTGCTGCATATCATTTATTATTACTACTTTGACTGTATTTTTACCATTCCAAAGAGGAAAAACTTTAGAGTTTCCAACTCCTGATATCTCTCTTGCCCACTGCATATAATGGTATACATTCCCACTTGTAGCAGGCATTTGTACTTTTATGTCATACCTATCTAGTAATGATTCATCAGTTTCTGCATCAAAACCATCATACGTTGCTTTTTCATTTATCACAGATTTTATACCTTGAATTGTAACAGGCATTAAAACAATTGCCTTAGCTCCTACATTTCCAGTTTCTCCTGCTTTTACTGCTTCAATTTTTACATTTCCAACATTGATTATTTCTACTGTTTCAGCTGCTTTAAATTGAACAGCATTTTTAGTTTCAAAGAGATCTCCTTTTGTAATTGTTCCTATTCCTGTTACAGTAACCTCTCCTACTGCATATGTAGCTTCTTTTCTTTTTAATCCTTGCAGTTGAAGTACTCTTTTATCCAATTCACTATTTTTCAATCTATGAATATCAAAGAAATTCCAAAGTTCTTCTATTCTTTTATCATATTCAGCTCCTTGTAAGGCATATGTCTTATTCAAATCATATGTAAAAGTTCCAACTGTTTTTAAATATTCATCTGGCATGCTTTTTAACATTTCTTCTAATATTTGATCTGATGTTCTAGCAGTATAATAATTAGACATTTATTATCACCTCACTTTCAATCTTATCTTCATCTACAATCAGCATTATTGTAATAACCATTTCATTAAAATTTATTTCTATTTCTATATCCTCAACTTTTTTAATAGAGCTATTTTTCTCTATTTTTTCTGTCAATTCATCTTTTATCTGTGCTATTGTAAAGCCTGAACTATAATATTCATGCCCTCGCATAGCATATAAAAAGACTATTCCAAATTCAGTATCTTTATAGACATTAAACTTTTCCATTTCTGTATTAATTAAAAGATAAATCCATTGTTGTAATTGCTGTTTTTTACTTGCAACTACTGTATTTCCATCTTTAACTACTACTTTTTTACTTTCAAAGTCAAATAATATATCTTTATATCCCTCTATTTTGCTTTTATTATCTAATAAACCAGAAGTTTTATTATTTTTTAAACTACTAGGAAAAATACTCATTATTTTTTCTCCTTTATCTTCCTTACTTTAAAATCAACAATCCACATCTGCCCTTTTTCTGTAGGAGTAACCTTTACTAAATCTCCTACTACAAGTGTATCTGTATTTATAAAAGTTCCGTTTGACTTATATTCTCCAGAACCTGAAATAGTTCCATGTTGATTTGTTGCTCCTGAGCCACAGGGTTGGTTTGAAGTTGTTGCATTAATTGTTATACTTTCTATATTTCCATCAAGTTTATATTTTCTTGTATAATCATCAAAAAGTCTGTCATTCATGTACAACATGTGAGGATATAAAATTACTTTTCCATTCATAATTGATATAGTTAGTTCTGGAGGAGCTTTTATTACTCTTCCAACACAAACTTGAAATTGTTTTGGTGGTACAAAGCCTTTCATAATTTTTGCTAATTCATCGCTATTCTTCATATAATTCCACCTCTAAATTAACCAAATGTTCTCCTTTTACCCAAGTATGAGAACAATTTTTTATTAAATATTCTCCTTGTAGAAAAAATTCTTGATTATTTAATTCTATAACTCTTCCTGCCTTGAATTCATCATCTCCAAATCCTTGCAAAGATGCAGTTCTAAACACTTTATTAAGCTCTTTTAATTTAGTTTTCGCAATGTTCCGAACTTTAGCTTCATCTTCATCGGGACTGACTGTTATAACCTCTTGCAAGCTTCCATATCGTTCTATATTAGCTTCATCTTTTGCAATTGCCAATATTTCAACTTCTTCTTGCTCATTTGAAGTTACTATAATACTATTTTTCATTTCTAATATTGATTCTGTCAAACTTTCAGAGCTGGTACTTTTATATCTGAATTGAACATTTACTTTTCTAAAAGGAACTATATTAAATTTATCCTCTGCAAATTCAATGATATATTTTATTCCTAGTTCATCATTTGCTTGCTTTAAAATATCATTTATTATTTCAGCAATAGTATTTGAATTATATATTTTCGTAATAGAAGTTGAAATGTTAGAGACTTCTCCAATATCTGCCCCTATTTCCTTTAATACTTGTTTTATTGCTGTTGAGGCAGATATTTCATCAAATTGTTTTATCACTTTGTTTTTATTTAAATAAAAGCAAAAATCCAAACATTTAATACTTCGATTAAATTTATTTGTAGTAATTTCTAATATAACCCCTTTAAATAACTCTTTTGAATTATTTAATATTACTATATCTCCTACTTCCAATGTTTCTGCTAAAGCATAATTAGGATCATTGAAATTTCTTGCTATATTAAAATTTAATGATGCTCCCAAAGTGTCCATAGAAGTATTTAAAACTATTCCTCCAGTTATATCAGTAATATTTACAGCCTCTTCTTTAATTAAATATAGTTCCATTTCTTCCCCTTATTTATTTACATACTCTTCTAAAGTCATTTCATATGCTATATTTCTATTTAATCTTCTTTTATAATCAAAATCTTTTATTATACATTCCATTACAAAAGTAATCTCAAAACTAACAATAGTTACTTTTAGTACTTCTTTTCTATGTGTTTTTATATATTTTAAAGCTTCTTGAGCTAAAACTACATTGAATGGTAACCAGTAATATCTTTTATATGGAAAAAAACTACTTATTTTTATAGTTCTTAATCCTTCTTCTCCTATCAAAGTAAGATTTTTACCATTACTATTTTCAAATGTTTCTGTATTTAAAGGATTGGAATAAGTTACATTTTCATCTGCTATATATGGGAGTCTGAGTATATCTTTCCTATCAAGTGTAGAAAACCAAATTTCAGTGCTTTTTCCTACCAAAGCCACCATTTCTTTTTTTCCTTTTATTTTTTTGATTTTTTATTTCTTCCTGAATAACTCCTCTTAAGCTTTCTTCTAAATCTTTTGAAAGTTTAGCATTTAATAAAAAAGTAACTTCTTGTTTATCAGCTTCAAGATCTTCTATATAATTTTTCAATTCTTGATTTTCTTCTTTTAAATTTTTAACATTGATATTTTTTTTATCAGCATACTTTTCTGCTACTTCTACAAATGCCTTTCTACAGTCTTCAATAGAATTTAATTTTTTAAATTGTATTTCAATTCCTAACCTTTTTTTCAACTCATTTACTTCAATTCTTAATATATCTCTTCTATCCATATTTTTCCTCCTATGTAACATTTTGCATATTTACTTTTAAAGCACTTACTATTGCTCCATTTACTTTTTCATTAAAATCATCCATTCCATATATATCTCCCTGCATATACACTTGAACAGCAGGAGTTTTCTTTGTTGATGTTGTCGGAACTTTATTTGATGCCTCTTTTAAAGCTTTTGCTTTATTAAAATTCATACTTTTATCTTCAAATTGTTTTTTAAATGTTTTTGATTGACTAGGCATTTCGGAAGTTGCGATTTTTTGTGCCACATCTTTTTTAGCTTTTTCTTTTACTTCTTCTTCTATTTCTTGTTTTACCTCAACAGTTTTTTGAACATCCTCATCTTTAAAAAGATTTTTAATCCATCCTACTGCTTTTGAAGCTATTTCTATTAACTTTCCAAATGTTTTTATAAGTATAATCAATGGCTTCAGTGGTAAAAGGAGAATTTCAGCCCAGAGAGGCATATTATCAGTAAATTCATTAAAAGCAGTCCAACATTTTATTACAAAAGCTTTTACTAAATCAAAATGAAATGTAAGAAGATATAAAACTCCAATAACAGCAAGAACTGCTGCAATAATCCATGTTAGTGGAGATGCTGTAAGGATAATATTAATTGCTGATATCACTCCAGATAAAATCATTAAGGCTTTTACAACCATATATATACCTGCTGCTGCTCTTAAAAAACTTCCTATGACTTCTTTATTTTCTTTTAAAAAATTATAAGCCTTTGTTCCTAATTCAATTATTTTATTAAAAACAACTGTAAAATCATGTGCTATTTTATTTATAGTTCCATCACTTTGCCATCTTACAAGTGTATCTGCTACTAATTTCATTTTTTCTCTCACTAAATCTAAAACAGATCCAGTTTTTATCAACCCATTTTCCATTCCCAAAATTTGAGCTAATCCCATTGAAATAGATCCTGTAATTGTACTCCATAATCCTTTAATCGTTTTTGAAAGTTTATCAGCTCCACCATCAAACTTGCTTGTCATTACTTCTTCTAAAACTATTTCGAGTTTTTTCTGATCCTTTACTTCACCATTTTTTTTAAATACTTTATTTTTTCCATATTTTATTTGAGCTGCTTCTATCAACATTTCCTTTGAGATTCCAAATTCTTCCATTCCTTGAAATTCATTTTTAGAAAGAATATCTTTTACAGCTGCTGTAGCTTGTTCCATTTCTTTATTTGTAGCTCCAGCAGCATCTGCTATTTTACTTAGCCATTTTTCAGAATCTATTTTATAGGCTTCTAATGTTGCTGTTGCTTTAATTGCTTCTTCTGGAGTAAAAGGTGTTGTAATTGATAAAGTTTGAGCCTTTTTTATTAACTCAGTTGTTCTTTCTGTATCCTTTACAGCTGTTTCAAGTTGAGTTCTGTATGCTTCAAGATTAAATGATGTATTCAATCCTACTCCTATCGCTAAACTTGCTGTTGCCACTGTAAATTGAGCTGCTCTTTTTATGACTGTATCAATTGTTGTTATAAAACTTTTACCCCATTCTTTGATTTTCGCTCTACTTTCTTTTATTTTTTCAGTGTTTTCAGCCATTCCTTTGCTTAGTTCAGATATTCGTTTTCTCTTTTCTCTAGCTGCATCTGAAGTTTCTTTTATTGCTTTTTTTTGTTTTTCTTCTTCTTGTTTCAAGCTTTTAATTTCATCACTATTTTCCACCAGATTTTCAGCCATTCTTTTTAAGTTTTCACTCTGATCTTTTATAGCTGCAATATTATTTCTTCGTTGTTGTTTTAAAGCCTGTAATTCTTTTTGAGCCATTTTATATTGTTCTGAATTAGCTCCATACTGCTTTGCTAAATCAAGCAATTCATTCTGATGATCTTTGATTGATTTTTCAATTTCTATATTAGCTTCTTTAAAATTCTGTATACCTGCAACAGCTTCTTTATATGCGGTATTATTTTCTAAAACCATTTTTTTAGCTTCTTCCATTTGTGCAGCTATTTGCTTTATATTTTCTTTTGCAGCATCAACAGCTTTATCATGCTCTTTTATCTGATCTCTTAAAGCTACTATTTGCTTTTTAGCAGTATTAACGGAGTTTATTGCTGGCTGAATACTCTTTGAAATATTATCAGTAATTGATAATATTGTGTTTATTACTTTTGCCATTACTCCCCTCCAAACATTTTTCCAATTGCTTTTATTTTTTCAACATCATAGTTTACTTGCTGCCTTTTCATTTCGTTCATGCTTTCAATGAAAAACATTTTTTCCATTTCATTAAGTTTTAATAAATAATTTAATTCAAAACCTTTTTGGAGATAATAAGAGATCCATTGTAACTCTCCTGCTCTCTCATCATCTCCTATTAGTTTTTTATAGCTTCAGTAACCTCTTTTCTAGTTTCTATCCCCTTGAATTGATTATTTAGTTCAGAAGCTATTTTTATAACTTCATTTTGTCCAAAAACAACAAGAGGTATATCGTAAAATTCTGTATCAGGATACATATCCCTTACTTCTTTTTCTCTTAAAAAAGAACAACATTTATATATAAATTCACTTGAAACAGCTGCATACTTAGAAAAATCAAAAGATTCAATATTAATTTCTTTTTTTCTTTTTTCTTCATCACTTATTCCTTTATACTCAACATCAATACATGATGCCAAATCATTATTAAATTTTATTAAATCTGACTCTGTAGGTCTAATAAATTCTATTTTTCCAAATCCTTCAACTTCAAGATGAACTACTTTTACTTTATTATTTTCTCTTTCTTTTGCTTTTTTTATAAACTCTTGTAATGTCATATTCTCCTCCTAAAATTGAGGGGATTTTACCCCTCATTATTATTTCATATACTCTACACTTTCAGCTTGCCCTGCTAATTCAACCTCTTTTACTTTTCCTTTTTCAAAATTTATAAATGTTTGAGTATCAAAAGTTACTCCATCACATTTCACTCTACTTTTTTTAGAGCCTGCTATATTAGAATCGGAAATAATTACAGTTATATCCTCATTTAAATTGAACATATCTATTTCTTCTTCTTTTCCAGTACTCTTGTATGTTATGCTTATTTCATTTGTAAAACCAGTTGGAACTCTTATTTTTCCTCCTGAAACATCTGGGTTATCCACTTCTTCATAAGTTATTTTTTTTTCAACTTTTCCTTTTGAAGCAGTTCCTATTTTAGTTCCTCCTATCCACACTTCACCTTTATTACCATTAAAATAATCAGTTCTTTTTGATGTTGCCATTTAGTCCTCCTTACATATAAATAGGGAATTTAAAATCTTCCATAATTCCAGAAATCTTTATATTTGCTTGAAATAATACCTGTGTTGATACTGTCATTTCTTTGACTTTTTCATCACTCCACTCTGCCACTACATCTTCACCATATTTTGAAGCATTTGCAAGCCTTTGAGCTTCAATATCAATCATACTAATATTTTCAAAATTAGGATCTAAAATATAATCTCTTGCAAGTGATTTATAGTAACTATTTATAGCTGATATTAAAAGCATCTGATTATCCAATATATTAGGATATTTACCTTTATATGATTTATCCCATGCTGTATAAATATCGCAATAAATCAAATCCATCTTTTCAACAGTATTAATATGTGTCATTTCAACTGTTAGATCTTGACCTAATGTTGATAAAGAATTTACTGCTCTAGCAACTTTTACAATTCCTTCATCATTAAAAAGTACAAATTCTCCATTTTTAATTGCTGTATCCAATTCCTCTGGCTCTACCACACTTTTAAATTTAGCTAGTTCAAAAGCTATTGCAGACATATTTATTGATATTCCAGCAAGAAAGCCTAAAAGATATGGAATAGCCTTATCTCCTGTTGTTTCTCCTCTTTTATCACTAAAAGTTACTTTTTCATTTGTAAAATTTGTAACATGCATGTCATCTGCTCCAGTAAGTTTAAATCCAAGCATTTTATATCTCTTTTTATTGTTCTTAACTTTTGCTTTTACCCATGTTAATAAACTTGTTTTAAATGTATCATCATTTGTTGCTATCCAGCAATTACGTGGAATTTTACCCCCTATTATTACTAATTTATCTTCTATTTTTTCTTCTTCTCCAATTTTAAATACATAAAGCTTTAAAGGTATTCCTTCAAGGGCATCTTTTACATATAAAACATTTTCAGCTGTGAATTTCGCTTGTTCCTCACTTCCAAAATCTTCTATTGTTTTATAATACTTTTTAGGCTCTCCTTCAGTACTATCTTTTAAAATTAGTACTGCTATCCCTCTTTCCCCTCTTTGAATAGCAGTTACCCCTAAACCTTTAAATACGATATCTAAAACTGGCATTGTATTAGTAGTCGACATATTACTCAATACCTCCTATTTTTATATTTAATTCTTCTATCATTTCATGTTCTTTCTCTGGATAATCTTCAAATATATACATATCAAAATTAAACAGTAATGTTTTATCAACTATATTCATTTGTACCTCTTGAGCCTCTGTGAATAATCCCTCATCCAATTCAATAGTATTATTATCACTAAAAAGTTCAATTAATTTATCTTGAACAGTTAATAAATCTTCGATATAATCATCTTCATCTAGTGGAAAATATACAATTCTTACAGTCAAATTTGTTTCTCTAAATTTTTTCATATAATCAGAAGCTTTCACATTATCAAAGTAGATATAAATACATTTTCTTTCATACCCTTCATCAATATTTTTAGTTTCAATATTAGTATCTGGCATAGCTTCACTTATTTTCTCTTGTAATTTAACTAATATTTTTCTAAAAGTCAGCATATCATTCTCCTAAAAACCATTTTTTTTACATATTTCTTCAATAAATTTCTCTGTGTTCTCTTCAAATTCCTTTTCAAACTCCTTTTTTGCAGTATCAAAAACATATTTTCCAGTAACAAACCCCCTTGATTTTCCAGATTTATCTACTATTTTATGTCCATATTCAATTAAATGTGCATGTGCAGCAGCTGAATAAACTCTATTTGCATAAGCTCCCTGATACTCATAAACTTTTCCATTCTTTATTCCTTTAATATAGTTGCCTGTTTTTTTATTTATCTTCCTTTTAGCTACTTCAATTGTTTTTTTCTGTAATTTTTTTCCTTGCTGTTTAAGAAATGTTTTTCCCTCTGCTCCTTTTAATGCTCCTGCTAGTCCTTCAATGCTAGTTATTAAATCATCATAATCATTTGCCATAATTTACTCCTTTTTCAAGTTTGCAAATACTTCAATATATCCTTTATTATCATAATTTGGAATAATGTATTCTATATTGAATTTTTGTTCCTTAAACATTATAAAATCAGTTTCTGTTATGTCTGTTTTTCTCATTATAATTTTAAAAGCTGCATTAACATACTGTGTATCTGCCTGTCCATTTTGTACTCTTGCAGATAGTGGAATAACATCTGCCCATACTTTTTTTAAAGGAAAAGATGTTTTTTTATTTCCTATATCCGTTTTTATCTTTCCAACTCTAAAAATTTCTATTCTGTTCTTTAATCTGCTTGCTAAAACTTTATTATTTGCCATTTAAACCACTTCTGTCTTTAATCGAGTGTAAATACAACTCAAAGCGTTATTAGGTTTAAATTCAGTATCATTAGAGCTTCTATTTTCGTATCTATCAGCTAGTATCAACATTTGTGCTAAAATATATGTATTAGAATTTCCATTTTCTTCATCAAATTTAACTCCTGTAGAATCTTCTATTTCTTCCTTGCTATAATCAATCAGTAAACTGATGAGAGTATCATCTTCATCAGAATCAACTCTCAAATATTGTTTTGCCTCCTCTAAAGTTAATACTCTCATTTTATCCCTCTCTTATGCTGTTGGTGCTGATGCAGTATCTACTTCTAAAAATACTACAGCATCAGTATCAAACTTTTGTATATCTAATCTTAAAGTTCCTCTTACTTTTGTTAAATCATTTTCAAATGCTCCAGCTCCTACATCTGTTGATTTTAATGTCATTAACTGTCTGTCAAATAATACAACTGCTTCTTTTAAATCTCCAATAATGATAGGAGCTTTAGTTGTATTATTTTTTAATGTCTTATTTGGGTAAACTTCTACTGTTCTTCCAGCTATCATTTTCTTAGTTGGATTTGTAGGATCTTTTTCTAATAAGTAATTTCCATCTGAATCTTTCAATTTGTCTAACCAGTTAAATCCTGTTTGATTAGTAACAACTACAGATCTTTCAGATATTGCAGGATCTAGCTCTTCGTTTAAAACATCTTTTATACCATCTATTCCAGTTATAGCTTTTTTAGTTAATGTATTTAAAAGAGCCACAATTAAACTATTTTCTGTTGCTATCTCTTTTTTAGCAAACCATTTATTTATATATGCTTGTAAATTTGCAGTATTATCTTGTAATAATGTATTAGGAATTGGAAGTATTCCACCATATTTTTTAATAGAATAAGCAATAGGAATCCATTTAGGATTAGCTAAATCTTTTATTTTTCCACTTTCTGCTACTTCTTCAAATGGAGTATTTTCTGCATCCTGTTCTATAACTCTTGTTCCAGTTAAAGTAGTAACACTTTCAGTTGATACCAAGTTTCTCAATGATTTATATTGTCTTTTTAACTCAATAATAGCAGTTCTTTGATCTGCTGGAATTAATAAGCCTCCATCTGCACCTGTAGTAGATGATAAAGCATTTTGTATTATCATCCTATCTTCTAAACTTCCTTTGTTTCTTAAAACATTATAAAAAGCATTTTCGTAAGCTTGCGAATTTATCCCATTTTCTACTGTAGCTGCTACTGGTAATGGCTTTCCTGTTCTAGCTGAATTTTCTATTTCTTCATTTTTCAAAGCTAAATCAAGCTTTGCTTGCAACCCATCAATCTCTGAATTTGCTGCATTTATTTCTTCTATTGTTGCATCATTTTTATTTAATAATAGTGTTGCTTTGCCTTGTGCTGCCTTTAATTGTTGTTTTATTGTATCTGATAGTTTCATTTAGTTACCTCCAAGTTTTAATTTAAGTTTTAATTTTTCTTTTTCAAAATTGACAATCTTACTTTTATCTTGTTCATTTTCAATTTTTGTATTATGAATTTTATCTTTTAGTTGTTCAGGTACATTATGCTTATTAAAATACTCTTCATCTATACAAGCCACTGTTTCAGATGCTTCTCCTACAGTAATATTAAAATATTTAACTGCCTCTGTTCCTGTCAACCAAGTTTCTTTATCCATCAAATTAATAAAAGTTTCTTTCTCTATATCTTCATTTTCTGCTTTTTTCTCCATATAAATATCTGCAATTGTATTATCTGTTTTTTCTAATAATTCTATTGCAGAATGCATATCATTTATATTTCCAAAAGCAATAGTCATAGCTCTGTGAATCATTAAGTAAGCATTTTTAGGTACTATAATAGTATCTCCTGCCATTGCTATAAATGATGCTGCACTTGCTGCTAATCCATCAACATAAACAGTTTTTACTCCAGAATATCTTTTCAACATATTGTATATTGCTATCCCAGCAAAAACACTACCTCCACCTGAATTTATATAGATATCCAGTTCTTTTCCATTCGCTTCATCAAGTAAATCCTTTATTTCTTTAGGAGTAACATCACTATCAGCCCATTTATCACTTTCAATGTCTCCATAGATTAATAATTCTGCCTTTGTCTCGCTTTTATTTTTTAACTCAAAATAACCAGCATTTTTTCCTTTATTTTGTAATTGAATTTTTATTTGTTTCACCCCCTTTATTGTATTGATCTCCTGCTTTTTCAAGAGTTATAGCATTGCCATTACCAATTAACTTATCACCTCCTTCAACATAAGGAAGATTTAATTCTTCTCTAGCTTCATTTGGAGTCATTATAAAGTTCTGAACAAATGTAGAATATACTGTTGCTTTTGTTTGATTATCCATTTTGAATAGTGTATTTTCATTTATTGCTAATCTGTAGCCTTTTTCTAATTCACTATCTCTCATCAATTTATATGTCAATTCTTGTTCATAGGACAGAAATAAAGGCTGTAAAGTATTAACATAAAAATCAAGCTGTTGAGTCTCTGAATTGCTATAAGAAGATTTCGTATAATCATTAACCACATTCGGCTTTATACCAAAAGCTGCTGCTATCTGCAAAGCACTATTTTTATTATTTTCAAAAAACTGTGCATCTGCCAACTTCATATCCAATAGCTGTGCTTGCATTCCAAGTGGTAAAGGTATAAATGCTCCAGAAGTTTTTGATTTAGCAAATTCTTCTATATCTCGCACTAAAGCAATAGCTTTTTCTTTTTTTAATTCTCCAGCATAGTGAACAATCACTTTACTACCAAGAGTTCCACTGTTATATATCTTTTTGAGAAATTTTAAAGAACTTTTTTGAATATTCATTTGAGATCTTATTATGTCTCTAACAGGCATTCCTGCTAATCCATCCCATGACATATGTGTTTTAAAATGTAAAACATCCTCTTTTGAAAAAGAATACTTCATAGATGTCTTTTGATCAGTCCAAACATACCAGATATTATTTTCTTTCCCAAAATATCCTTTATCATCTACCCAAATTTCTACATCTGTACTTGGTAACTGCCAAAGATGGCTAATATCACCTTTATTATCTCTTTCAACATAAATATATGCATTTCCATAATGATTTCTATTTAATTCTAAAGTTTGCCAAAATGTTATTGCAGACATATAGGGATTTGGTCTTATGTTTAAAAGCATATCAAGTTTATTATCAAAGATTTTTTCTTTTCCCTTTTTCTCTGTAATAATCCTTTTTTCCCACTGCATTTTACCAAGTGATTCTGCTAGGTGTTTTAGACATATAAAGTAAATGGTTTCTGATATATCCTGCTGTATCTCCAAATCCTCTTCTTTTATACCAAGTTCCTTTAAATATTCTCCTAACTCTGTCAGATTAAGTGGTGAGCCTCCTTTCAATTGCTTAATACTATTCCAGATTTTCTTTAATTTCATATCTCACCTCCCTCTTTATAGATACTGCTGACTTTATCTAAGTATTCATCCATATCAAATGTAAATTCATGATATTGTGCTAATTTATAGCAGCATAAAGTTGCATCCACAGGGTCAATTCTCTGTTTTGTCATATCTTTATCTATTTTTATCAATCCATTTGTTTGCCTGACTACTGCATTTTTTATCGCATATGTAAGTACTGGATTAGGTAAATAAAGAACATTTTCACTATATACTTGTTCTCTAAATCCTGCTGTAGCTTCATTTAAAGATTTATATGATTGATATACTTCTATACATTCATAACCTTTATTAGATAAATCCATCATCAGTTTAGAAGCATTTGCAGGATCAAAGCATAAAGATTTTATGTTCCATCCCTGCTCTTCACAAAAATCTATAACATATCTCATTACAGCTTCCTGATCCACTATTGGAGTATTGGTAATTGTCACATATCCTCGCTGTACCCAGCTATCATATGGAACCTTATCAACCATTATTCTTTCTCTTAATTTTTCTTCATTTGGTATAAAAGAATGGCTGTACAATACATACTTAGGAACTTCATTATCCATAACAGGTAATATAAACGATACTGAGGTAAGGTCAATTTTTGCTGACATATCAAATCCTACATACACATCAGCTCCTCTCAAATCATAGGGGATTTCTTTTACTTCACAGGCTTCCCATTTATTAATATCCATATATCCATTTACTTTAGCTTGAAGCCATAAGTTTAAACATTTAGTTTTAAAAGACACCATTTTTTCTGGAATATCTTTTGCCACTTTAAAATCTGATGCAAGTTTATCCAGTCCTTCTTGGTAATATGCTCTGATAGGATTTGCTTTTCTCCATGTATCAATACTTGAGATATCATCTTCTTCATCTGCTTCACAAATATCTATAAAATATTCATCATTAACTGTATCAGAATGAGGATTTAAAACATTTGAGCAATATTTATATTCCTGCACATAACAAGGAACATTCAAGTCCATTCCTGCTGTTGTTATGATAAATAGTAAGGGTTCTTTTGAATTGCTTCCTAAACCAAGATCATAGAACTCTGTAGTAGTGTGCTGGTGATATTCATCTAATACTAAGACAGCAGGATTAGTTCCATCTCCATTTTTTCCATCTTGCTTACTTAATGGAGTAAGAAAAGAATTAGTTTTAACATGAACTATCTTATCTCTTGTCAATTTGAATTTAGTTGATAATATACTTCCACGAAGCATATTTTGAGCTTCATTGAAAAGGAGTTTTGATTGTTCTCTTTTAGTTCCTGCACAGAATGTTTCAGCAATTTCATTATTTTTAGTAGCAACTACAGAAATTTCATATAAAAGGCTTCCTGCCTGCATCTGTGTTTTTGCATTTTTTCTAGCTACTTCAACAAATGCTTTTTTAAACCTTCTAACTCCTTTTTTATCTTCCCAACCATAAATTTGACATAAAATGAATTTTTGCCATGCTGTAAGATTGATAGGCTGCCCTGCTAATACTCCTTTTGAATGTTTCAAATAAGTAAACCAAGTTATTATATTTTGAGCTTTTTCTTCATTCCAGACATATCTCCATTCATTTCTCTCTATATCATCTAAAAATCTTTCACAAGCCCATTTATGCTTCTCTCCACTTACTATATTTCCACTTATACAATCTATTGCATATTCAATTAATTCATTCTTAATAGTCATATTAAATATCTCCAAATTCATTCTTTACATTATTTTTATCTATTTGTGTATCTCCAAACATCAGTTTCAGTTTTCCTTCTGCTGTTAATCCTAATAAAGAAGCATATTTTTTAACCTCATCAGAATACTTCAATTCCAATGTAGTCAAGTTATTGATTTCTTTTCCTATTCTAAATTTCAAACCTACTTCTTTAGTTATAGCTGCATACTTCGCCAATGCATTGCAGTAAGCTCCTAGATTGTTATAATCAAGATTATTGAATGTTGGACTTTCTTGTAATTCTTTGACAAGTCTTTTCCATTCATTAATTGCATAGTCATTAATAAGCCATTCTGGAGCTTTCTTTAAATGTTCCTTTCCTATAAATTTCAACTTGGCTTCTTCTAATTCTTTTTGTTTTTGCTGTTCAGTTGTCAAATGCCCTTTTTGAGTTGAGAGAGGTTTCTTTGCTCCCATTTCTTCCCTCCTTTTTTATTTTTATTCAGAAAATTTTCTATTTAGAAATTTGTAAAAACTTCACTAAGGGATGCGGTCTTGGAAGTATTTCCCAAAACTTTTTTATATCCCCCCTACCCCTCCAAATATTTTTCTATATAGAGTCTTTTAAATTTCTTTAGCTCTTGCTGTACTTCTTTTATATCTTCAATGTTATATCTGTGATGAACTTCTCTATGTGCTTCATCAGATAAAGGAATAAGATTTTCTATGTCATATGCTTTGCTATGATCAGTATTAATTTCTATGATATGATGTATCATAGTTGCTGGAACAGCTTTACCATACTTGAATAATGTATATAGGCAAAGATTATCATAGTTGCTTAGGCATTCTTTTCTTATAAGTTCCCACTGTTTAGAATGATATATATCTTTGTTCTTTCTCTGATATTTATCATAGAACTTATTACTTTCTTTCTTAGCTTTAACATAGCAACCATTAGGACATTGCATTCCTACTGGATATTTAGTTCTACATCTATTGCATATCTTATTAATTGCCACTATTCCTCCTTCAAATAATCTTCAGCTTCTCTCTTTTTGAACTCTAAGTCTATCCTCTTCATTTCAAGTTCTGCTTTCTTTAACTCAACATCAATTTTAATTTTTTCTATCTCTGCTTTTTCTTTATCTCCAAGTACATTCTCAATACTTCTTTTAAGTCCAAGCATTGTTTGTATTCGTGGTACTCTTGTTGATATAGCTGCTTCAAGCTTTCCATCTACAATCACTTCTTCTGCACCATAAGCATCATCAATCAAATTTTGAATCTGATTAATTTCTCTACGAGCTGAATCATTTATTCTATCTTCAATTTCTTTTTTTCTTTTTTCTACTTCATCTGCATAGCACTCATAAGCATGTGCAACTCTACTTCCTTTAATCCAAGCATCTCCTTTTAACTCACTTTTCTCTTTTCTTTTTTTCAAAGTGTTGTATGATACTTTATAGATAAAAGATAAGCTTTTTAAATCTTCACCATATTCATATCTCATACGGATTTCAAATTCTTTACTTTTTGTTAATGCTGCTATCTCTCTCACCTCCTCCTAAAAGATAAAAAAGATATAATATTGAAAAGATATAAAAACTATGTAATTAACTGTAGTGAATAATCTAAGTATTTTTTAACTAAAAAAATTATTTTTAGAGCTGATTAATTCTAGCCTTAAACTGATTTTAAAGAATACCAGCTATATTAGTTTAACTGGTAAAAAAAATCAGATTTATTAATTCCTGATATTTTTCATAATTTTTTATATCCATATACTTTTTTAACTGTTGTTCATACATTTTTCTATGTCTACTACTTATTTGCTTTTGGCAAATTTCATATAAGAATTTCCAGTCAAATATCCATGAATTTTTCTTTAAATACTCAAATACACCTCTTTCCTCTTTTAGATAGTCTGGTATATTTTTCCCTGCTTTTTTTAGTTTACTTCTCTCTATTCTTTTTGCTTTTTCATTTCTTCTAAAACTATTAAAATCATATATTAATTTATTTTTTATTCTCTCTATCTGTTTTAAAGGTTTTACTTTTAGTTCATAATCAAGTGCTTCAAGAAATACTTGCTTTAAAAAATCATTAGTTAAAAATACTTTAAGGCTGTTGTCTAATTTCATTTTTTCCATTATGTTTCTATAGTAATCTCTTCCAAAGAGTACCTCTATTCTCGTTAATTTTTGTTCAAGAAAAATATCTTGATTTATAAATAATTCAAAACTTTTATCATAAATCTTAATAACTTTTCCAGTATTTTCTTTTCTAGTTTCAGGAAGCTTTGCATTAAAATATATGATTCTATCTCTTTTTATTTGTTCTGGTATATCTGCATCTGTTGCACTATACATGCCAAGAGCTTTTTGGTGATTAGCTCTAATCAAGAGCAACATAACTTCTTGAAGATCTCTATAATCTTTTTCAAATGTTATATTAATTTCAAGTTCTCTTATTTTTGCATCTGCTAGATCTAATTCAATTCCTTTATTTTTAAGATCCAAAACAATTGTTTTCAAGCATTCATAAACTTCTTTAACACTTGAATTATAAATATTATGTTCTGCTTTAATTTTATTAGCATTAAATTCAAGTGTTGAAAAGCTATATACTTCACCAGTAGCCTTTAAATTATTAGAATAGACTAAATGAAAGCCCTTTTCTTTTATCTCGAATCTTTCAATATACTCTTGCTTATTTACTATTTCCTTTTTTTCCAGTTTTTCAAAGTTCAGTATCTTAAAGTTATTTATCATAATTCTATCTATCCCAATTACTTCAAGCCTACTAGAATCTATTATCATATTCACCTCCCTTTTTTAAGTCTTACCAACCCCTATCCCAAAGCTTATCACTTTATCCATTTAAACTTAAAAAAATTGATTATTTTTTATTTTTGAGATTATATAATTCTCTAAATATGATAGATGCAGCCATTCCTATAATGACTCCTGCACTAAAAATAAATATTGTATTAACCATTTCTCACCTCCTGAAAATTTTTAGTCAAATTTTTTACAAAAAATAAAAGGAGTTAAGATCTGCATCACTACAAACCTTAACTCCTCTATGAGTTCTATCGTAAATTTAATTTTATTTAATCTTTATAATAGCTTCTTCTTTACAATGGCTACACCTAACATGGAATTCACTTCCATTACTTACTATTGATGTTTTAGGTGCAAAATGTATCCAACCATTTTTTGAAGTCTCGTATAGAAATTGACCGCATTTTTTACATTTTTTTCTTGTCTCTTCCATTCTTGATTTCTCAATTACGATTGTCATATTTCAATATTAGCATACAAACGATTAAAAATCAACCATATTTTTTATGCTGTTGCCTCCTCATTCCTTGATACAGATATCTTAGCATAAAAAAATATTTTTTGTAATACCTTCTGGTTAAAAAGTGTACTTCAAATAGTACACTTTTTTTATATGATAAATATTTATTTTATAAATTTTTATTTTATAAATTTTTATTTTATAAATTTTTATTTTATAAATTTTTATTTTATAAATTTTTATTTTATAAATTTTTATATTCTTTAGTTTCCTTTAATAATGTTGTATAATAAATAGTAAAATATTTAAATTGGAGGAAAGAAAATGGATGAAAATAATCAAGATACTTTAAAGGAAATAGAAGAGCTAAATGAAAAAATTAGACTAAATCCTAACAATGCTAACTTTTATAATAGTCGTGGTAATTGTAACTACTTTTTAAAAAAATATGAGGAAGCTGTTATAGATTATAACAAAGCTATTGAATTAGATCCTAATAATGCTGTTTATTACAATCTTCGTGGTAATTGTAACCACTTTTTAAAAAAATATAAGGAAGCTATTATAGATTATAACAAAGCTATTGAATTAGATCCTAATAATGCTACTTATTATAATAATCGTGGAAAAACAAAATATTCCTTAGAAGACTATGAAAATGCTATTATAGATTATAACAAAGCTATTGAAGTAAATCCTAATGAAGAAATTTATTATATTTATTGTGGAATATGTAATTATAATTTAAAAAATTATAAAGAAGCTCTTAAAAACTTTGAGAATGCCATACAATTAAATCCTAACAATGCTACTTATTATAATAATCGTGGAAAAATAAAATATTTTTTAGAAGACTATAAAAAAGCTATTAAAGATTATGACAAGGCATTAGAATTAAATCCATATGCTGCCATTACTTATAAAAATCGTGCAGAAAGTAAATATATGCTTGAAAATTATAAAGATGCTTTAATAGATATTAATAAAGCAATAGAATTAAATAATGCTGATGAAACATTTATAGAAATTAAAAAGAAAATTGAAAAAGCTATAACAGAAAATTCAAAACCTGAAATTAAAAAAGTTAATGAAATAATTAATGAAGAAAATAATCCAACTAATTTATACAATGATGGACTTTCATATTATTTAAAAAAAGAATTTGATGATGCTATTAATAATTTTAGTAATTTTATATTTAAAGCTAATGACTTAAATAATAAAACTAATGAAATTATAAAATTATTAAAAATCACTGAAGAATATATAAAATTAGCACAAGAAAAAATTTTAAAAACAGAGGCTTATCTTACATTTGCGGATATTTTAGGTTGGAAGGGAATTTGGCAAAGAGAAAATCATATTGATGGAAAGAAAAATAATATTCTAAAGTTAATTCAAATAAAAAATAAATTAATAGATATCAAAGACCAATATATTGAAAAAAAAGATATATCAATTGATATAAATCTTATATCTGACACTTTTGTTATTGGTTGCACTAATCTTGAAATCCATAATAAATTATGTGCTGAGCTAATAACTACTTGCTTAAATAAAAAATTACTTATTAGAGGGGCTACTGCTTATGGTGAATACTATTATAGAGATATGGTTTATATTGGACAAGCTGTTGATGAAGCTGCTTCATGGCATGAAAAAGGAGAAGAAATTGGTATTTTTTATACTCCATCTGCAAGACTAAAATTAGAAAATAAAATTAAAGAAAAACTAGAAAATAAAGTTAAAAAAGATTTGAAAGATAAAAATAAAAAAGAATTTTTAGAAGAAATTGGACTTTTTGAAAAGCCAATAATAACAAAAATAGGTGAAATAAATTCATATGTTATTCCATGGTTTAAAGAAGAAGAAAATAAAAATTGTTTCTTTCAAATTATGGAAAAAGAAATTGTTTATCCTGAAATAAGTAAAAAGTATTTTAATACTGAAAAGACAATAAAAAATTATGAAAATCCTCCTAAAAAGGAAAATGACTCAAAATAAAAAAATCATTATAAAAAAGCTGTAGACTATTAAAAACTACAGCTTTTTTTAATTATTATTAGAGTAATTCAATTAAATCACTTATATCTTTTTCTTTTTGAAATTCTAATTTCATCTTTAAAATATCAATTAATTGTTGTGATTCTTCTTGATTTAATTCAATAATTTTTAATTCCTTATTTATATCTTTCAAATCATCAATTAATAGAATAGATTTATTTCCTTCTTGCATTTTTGTCAGTACAAATATTCCAAGATTCTTGGTTTTTATATAGAAAGATAAATTTGAGGAATATACTGATTTATCTTTTATTTCATATAATTCTTCTTCAGCTAAATTTTGAGCAAAATTTCCTATAACTGATGTTAAAGCTCGAAAAGTAGCATTATAATTCTTTAATTCTTTATATTTTTCTAATTCAATCGAACTTTTTAATACTTTTATTTTTTCTTTTTCTCTCATTTTGCTTTTTATAATATTATTTAATTTATATCCTAAATCTATATTTTGTAATTCTAAACTATCATATTTATATATTCCACCAGATATTGTACTAATTTTTTCTATTAAAAGTTTAATTTTTGATTTTTTTTCTTCCATGATATAATTACTCCTTTTCATATTTTTCCAGAATTTCTAATACCCCATATAAAGTATTTTTATTTTCTTCACTTAACTCCAAATTTCTTTTTTGACAATTACTTTTAAATTTATTATATCCTTTTATTTTTTTCAATTTAAATTCATGATCTTCTATTGAAATTAAAATATCGTATATTTGTTCACAAATTTCAATTTCACTTTTTTCTGCCAATTCATTTCTTGTCTTAAAATCTATTGCACCCCTACATTTTTGAGCAAAAGTTTTAAAATTTATTTCTTTTAAATTATTTTTAATTTTTTCAAATCTAACTGCTTTTTTCATCTCATTTACTTCTCTTCTATTAAGAAAAGTAAACCAAGCTACTATTAAAGACAATATTGTACTCAAGATAGTAAGAATAGTTGACAAAACTGTTATAAACGCATTATCTCTAATTGGTATTGTCCATTTATAAGCAATTAAACTTGCTAAACTAAAAATTGTTAATGTAATAATAAAAAATCCCATTATTTCTCCCTAGAATATACTTTAATATTATTATTATATTAAAGTATTAAAAAAAATGCAATATAATTTAAATTTTAATAACTACTTATTTTTTATTCAATAGATTCCTCAATTCTGTATTAGCTTTTTTATATAAATGTGTATAAGTTTCAAGTGTTGTTTGTACTTCTTCATGTCCTAATCTTAATGCAATAGTAATTATATCTATTCCATTGTTAAAAAGAAAGGATGCATGAGAATGCCTCAAATCATGAAGTCTTATTTTTTTTACTCCTGCTTTTACAGCATATTCTTTCATATCATTTTCAAAAGTATGTTTTGTATAAGGAAAAAGTCTATCTGTCTTTTTAGGTTTATAAAGTCTTTTCAAATATTTTTCTATTATTTCTAATAATTCATCTGAAATATCAACAGTTCTTTTTCCTTTTTCAGTTTTGGGAGCAGTTATCACATCCCTACTCCCTAACCTTTGGTAACTTTTATTGACAACTATAGCTTTATTTTCAAAATCAATATCTTTTATGCTCAATGCCAATAATTCTCCTATTCTCAATCCTGTCCAAAACAATATCTGAAATGCTGTATAACTTGGTATTTTATGTTCTATTAAAGCTACAAATTTTTCAAATTCTTCTGGTGTCCAAATATTTTTTTCCTCAGCTCTTTTTTTACCAATTGTCCCAGCTCGATGACAGGGATTTTCTCTCATACTATGAAATCTAACTGCATAATTAAATATAGCTGTCAGCTGATTACATATTGTTCTTATATAAGTCTGTGAATATGGATTATTATGTCTAGTAACTCCATTTAATAAAGTATTCTGCCATGCTCTCACACGAACAGCAGTTATACTTTCAAGAGTCATATCTTTAAAAAAAGGAAGTATCTTTTTTTCTATAATTTTCTTTTTAGTTAAAAGAGTATGTTCTCTTAATCTAGGTTGCATATCCTCAATATATAAATCATAAAGACTCTGAAAGGTCATTCCTAAATTAAAGGTTGATTTTAAAAGAAATTCTCTTTCATACTCTTGTGCATCTTTTTTTGTTTTAAAACCTCTTTTAGTGGTTTGGGATCTTTCACCTTTATAATTTGTATAATAAAATACAGCCTTCCAAGTTTTTGTTTTATCATCTTTGAATGCTGGCATCCATTCTTCCTCCTTCATCCAATCTATATCTTTCTAAAAAATATTTTTTATTTATTCTTCCTCTTATAGTTTCATATCCTTTTTCTTCTAATTCTGAATTTAATTTTCTAATAACTTTATATGCAATTTTCTTTCCTACTTGTAATGTTTCAGCTACTTCTTCAGCTTTAAGAAAGTCCATATTTATTCCTCCCTAATTCTTTTGTATATTTCATTAAATTTTTTCTTATAAACTTTGCCTTTTAAAACTATTGCCTCTTCTTCCTGCATCTCTGAATTTGCAATTTTTATAAATCTATATGCTGTACCTAATTTTAAATTATACATTTCAGCAATCTCATCAGCTGAAACATAATCATTCAGATCTATTTTTTCTAAATTTTTCAAGTATTTATCTAAAATTTTATTAATAGAAAAATCCTTAAATTTATAGTCAGTATGATTAAACATACCTATGTATTCTTCAAGTTTTATATTAAGCATATAAAGAGCTAAAAACATAACTTCATGATGTATTTTTAATGTTCCTGCTTCATACTTTCTACCTGCTATTTCAGATTTATCTATCCTCTCATAAAATTCACTTCTTTTTAATCCTGAATTTATTCTAAGAGTTTTTAATATATTTCCTAATATTTTGTCCTTAATTAAATCTTGATCTTTATTTTCAATTGTACCTTTTAGATATTTTTCTTTAAATACTCTTATGAAGCTTTCTTGACTAGCTTCATTTATCAAAATATTTCCTAATTCTTTATCAGAAAATAAAATATATTGTGGTCTACCTGTTCTTTTTACTCCAAGAGTAAAATTATTTTCTTTATTTTTTATGCTATATAGACTTAAGATTATTCCATAACTGGATACTGTATTATTTTTCCTTAATCCCAACTTTTCTACTTTCTCATAAAATTTATATTTTATATTGTTTTTCTCAAAAAAATATAATATTTTATCCATTTTTTCTCCAGTTATTCTTTTTATATTTTTCGCAACTTCCGAAAACAGAAACTTCTTTTTTATATTTTTCTGATAATTTATTTAAGTATATTAATGTATCATCACATCCTAATCCAATTATATTACAATAACAGCAGCTATCACATGTATTCACTATTTTATAACTCATTTGCCACCTCTATGAGTTCATACATAGTATCAACTGGTCTTTTAGAAAAGATACCAGCATAAACATCTATTTGAATAAATATTTTTTTCATTTAGGCTGCCTCCCTCACTATGTTTAATAATGCTTTTACTTCTTTCAGTGTAAGATTAACATATTTCTGTCCTTCATAAACCATTTCATAAGGAGCAAAATAACTTGATTTTAATGTCTCCCCACTCATTATTGTAACTTTTTTCCCCTTTATCTCGAAAATATATAAATAAGTGAATTTAAATTTTTGTTTTTTAGTATTATAACTTAGTATAAAATCGGATGATTGATATCCTGCAATATTTTCTATACGTTTTTTCATTTAATTCTCCTCATCTTTTAAAACTTTCATCTTTTTACTTTTTGCATAAGCATCAAGTGCTATTTGAGCATTTTCAATCGAATCTGTCCAATCAAGAGATTTTACAGCATGACATCTATAATCACTTTTATAGTCTTTATAGTTTTTAGCATAAAAAGCTTTAAAAACTTCCCCACCTATCCCTGATCTAACATAAAATATCCAGCCTCTATCATCAATGTAGATTTTTTTTTCTTTTTCTAATTGATCCGTTTCATTTTTTTTAGAAAGATTGTACTCAACTTCTAATTCTTCATCAAAAATTTGTAAATTATTTTCATTTTCTTTAGCTTTCTCTCTTTGCTCAATCTCGTCTTGTAATTCTTTTAGAGATTTTATAAGTTCATTTATATTTTGTTTTTCTTTTACTAATTCTGTTAATGATGTAGCTGTAGATATTCTTTTTTTATAAAATTTATATGTCTTAACTATATGATTATTTACTTTTTTCGGAAGTTGCGATTTTGTATCTGTTGGCTTTGCTTCCTCTGATATAATTTCTTCCATATCTTCAACTTTTTTCAATTCAAGTTCTAATACCTTTTCTCTTAATTCTGTATCGAGTTGCTTCCTAGTCAAATACTTTATAGCTGGGATAGATAGCCCTGATATGTAAAGAGCCTTATCAGGAGCTAGCATATAAAGCTCATACCTTTTAAGAAATTCAGATACTTTATCTTTATTAAGTCCAGCACATTTATACCACTCTGCAAATGTTCCTGACTCTTCATCTGTATCTTTAGTCCTAAATACAGTTTTTATTTCATATAAAGACTTACAGATGTTATATAATGATTCTGAATAATTTTTGGCATTACTAAATATAATTTGTTCTCTCTTACTAACATACTCTTGATCTGCTTTAGCAATTCCATATTTTTCAAAGTCAAATGAGCTTTTATATTCATTTTCTCGTTTTTTTTCTTCCATAGCTTCTTTTATTCCAGCAAAAGCGTCTAATTCTGTATTCATTTCAATACCTCCACTATTTTAATAAATATGTCTCTAAAAGTTTGTGATGTATTTTTAGAAATATCAAATAATGTTTTTCCTTCTTCAATCAATCTTGATATTACAGCTGATTGACTAATAGGACATGATATATAGATGCTTTCATTTTCAAAAGCTTGAACCAATTTGCTATAATATTCCTTTTCTAATTTACATCTTGTTGCTCTATTAGGTACTATTGCCTTAACTTTTTCAAGTTCAGTATTCTTCAACATATTTGCTATACTCCTAGTTGTAACATCATCTAAAAACGTAGGTATTACAATCTGATCAGCAACTTGTAAAAATACATCATCAAGATTCAAAACAGGAGTTGCATCAATAAAAATATAATCAAATCTTTCTCTAAGACTTTCAATAAAAATTTTAAAGTTTTCTGCTTCATCAGAATTAATATTTATTGCAGTAAGAGGTATATAATAAAGATTTTCTCTAAGTTTTTCTACATCTCCTTCACCTGTTTTTATCCATTGTTCTAGCCCTTTGCTAAAAGATTTTTTTATTCCTGCAAAATGTGGAATATTATTTTGATTGTCTGATGTAATAATAATAACTCTTTTACCAAATAATTTAGCCAGAGCATGTGCTAATTGTAATGTTATCCAGCTCTTGCCTACTCCACCTTTATTGGCTTTTACTAAAATCACCTTTCCCACAATTGCAATAGTTTTATCTATAAGTGTTATTTTTGGCTTTGTCATCTTTCCTCCCATATTTTAAGATTTATTTTCTAATTTTAATTTTTTTCTATATGCTTCATCATTTAACCAAGCGTTGCCCCAATAAGCTTTTAAAAAATTTTTATCATTTTTTACATAATTTCCATCTGTAACTGGAATAGGAGGTTTTACTTGAGTGTGGAGATATTTTACTAAAGTTCCCCTTAATATTGAAAAAATATTATTTTTGTGAAAATTATAGTCATCTTCAATTGCAATATAAATACTTCTTTTTATAACAAATACCACTTTTAACTTTGAGCAGCCTTTTTCTTTATATGTATCTATTCCAAAGCTATAAGCTATATAATTTAACAGTTCTTCCTCATATTCATTTTTAACCCTGATAAATAACTTCTCAGTTCTTTCTTCACTTTCAATATCATCAAGCGAATATTTAGCTTTAAAATCTATATATCTTTGATATGCCAATTCTCTTTCTGCCTGTGTTGTTGAACTATCCTCTGATAATGCTCTTAACTTTTTTAATTTTTCTAATTTATTTTCTTTCACTATTTCACCCACCTTATGTTAAAAATTCTTTAAATTTATTTTTGGTTTCTGCTGCTCTCCTACTATCTCCTACAACTGCAAATGAATAGCACATTTCTGAAATACGATCTGATATTCTAGGATTAAATCTACTCTCTACAGATAATTTATTTTCTATTTGACTTTCTGTAAGAGAACTATTGTCAAGTTCTAAATTAGTTGTCACTATCATAGGTTTTTCTGCCCTATACCTTGTGTCTATGAGAGTAAACAGTTTATCTTGCATCCAATCAGTTACAGCCTCAACTCCTATATCATCTATTATTAACAAGTCACAATTTTGGACATAATCAAGTACATCTCTTTCTGCTTCAGCCCAATCTCTTCTAATTTTATTAAGATATAATCCAAAGTTCATAACTAAAACTGTTTTTCCTCTTGCCATAAGTTCATTTGCTATGCAAGCACTTGCAAAAGTTTTTCCTGTTCCTACTCTTCCATGAAGAAATAAGCCTAAAGTAGTTCCTTTTTCTATAAATTTTTCAGTATATTTTTTTGCCATTTTCATTACAGGAATAGACATATCTGCCTTTTCAAATGTACTATTTAAAAACTTCAAATCCATAATAGAAATATCTTTATATTTTTTTATTCTATTTCTATTACACTCTGCTTGTATTTTAAGTTCTGCTTCTTTCAGTTCTTTTTCTTTCAATTTTTCTAAACATTCACAGTCAGGAATATATCTAATATTATCTTTAAAATATTCAGGCAGCTCTTTTGGAATAAATGGATTTTCTTTGTATTCTTTACCACAGTATTTGCATACTGGTTTATCTGCCATGTTACCTCCTGCTTTAATCTAATAAATCTAGTATCTCATCATTTTCATTTTCATGTTGTAAGTCATTTATCCCTGCTGATGTTTTAGTTTTTTTAGTAGTTTTATATGCTCCTGCTATTATTCTATTTATCTGTTCTGAGGTCGTAAAAGTATTCAAATTGGGCTTTCTTTTAACCTTGCCTTGTAAGTACTCAGATGAATGTATTTGCCAAAGAATTTCATCTATATTTTTTTGATAAAGGCTTGGTTTAAATACCAAACTTAATTGATGCTTATTTGTATTAGTAGATTCCATTATAATTTCCATTAACTTTTTTAATTTATCTGTATGTTCTATTTGAGAGAGAGAAATAAAAAATTTCTCTTTCTCTCTCTCTTCCTCTTTCTCTTTCTCTCTCTCTTTCTCTCTCTCTGTGTTACTGTTTGTTACTTTAGTGTTACATTGTAACAACCCACTTGAAACCTTTATTTTTTCTAGGTTTTCATTATTAATAAAAATCTCTTCTGTTTCATTTTTGTTACCTATTATAGTTTTATTGTTACAACTTGTTTCACCACTGTTACTTTGTAACACCTTTTGTTTTTCTCTATGTTTTCTTACTCTTTCAGCTGATGCACTTTCTTTTCCAATACTTCCAATTACTTCAGGAAGTATATATTCATCTGGTATTTCTCCAAATTCTAATAATTGATTTTTTTGAAGATACATAACTGTCATTTGAACATCTTCTGGAGTTTCATCTATCTCTAGTGCTATTTCATCAATAAAATTTTCCTCTACACCTTCAAAATAAAGTCTTCCCTCATCTTTAAGTGATAAAAGCTGCATTTTTAAATAAATTAAAGTGTATACAGCTCCTCCAGATGTCATTTTTCTTAATTTTTTTATAGGTTTCTGTTGAAAAAAATCATCTTTTAGCTTTAACCAAACATATTTTTTAGCCATTATTTGCCCCTTTCTCTTTCTCTAAAACCTCAACTATGTATGCTTTATTTCCATATTTTTTTATTAATTTATCTAACTCTTTATAACTTATAGTCATATTTTCCCTCCATTATTGAATTTCAGTGAAAAATATGATAAAATAAATTGAAGATATGAAACGGACATTTCAAAAGCTTCAATTCTGAGGTTATTCCAGTAACCTCTTTTTTATTTATCAACATTTTGATTCACTATCTTTTCTATTTCAACTTTTGTTGTAAGAGTTTGAACACTACTTCCACAGATGCTGCATTTATAATATCTAATTCTTCTTCCTTTTTTTAGCTTACTGCAATATGCTCTCATTTTATTGGAACATTCAGGACATTTAACCATTTTTAGCCATTCTTTCAAGAATAATTCTTGCTTCTATTTCAGAATTTTTATTTTTCAATTCTTCTCTGCAATCTTCTGTGTAGTTTATTAAGTAACATCTTGTATTATCATCTATTTTTTCGTATTCAAGTTCTTGTTTTAGCACATCATCTATGCTTTTATTGAATTGATCTATGAATTTTTTTTGTTTTTCTAAAAGATTCTTAGTCATATTTTTTAAAGTAATTTCCATATCACATATAGAATCATCACAATTTTTTATTATTATTTCAAGATCCTTTATAAAACTCTTTTGCATTTCTTTATTCCAGTTAATAATATTATGTAATTTTTCTCTTCTTCCATCATCAAGCTCATCTATAACCTCTACATTTCTAAGAGCTTCTCCTATTGTCATCACGTGAACTTGTAAGTCCATGCTTCTTTCTAATTCTTGCGATGGTATGCTACAATTTTTCATTTTTACCTCCTATTTCTACAAAATTAACTGTTGTCCTATCAGTTCTGATTTTTTTAGAGCAAGCTCCTATTATCTCTGCATGCTCTACACAAAAATGATACATAGCATTTCAAATGCACATTCTCCACAACTGCCTTCTGTTACACATTTATATTTTTTCCCATTTATCTCTATAATTTCCCCTATCCTTCTTTCCATTAATCCTCCATTTGAATTTTTTTGATTATTTATTACCTAAAAGAAATTATTTATAAATAAGAAAATATTTATAACTGATAATAATAAAAAGAATATATCAAATATTTTCCCCCATTTTTTTTCTTGGGTATTATTTTCTTTTAAATAAAAGTATTTCTGTAAATCTTTTGATATAGGGATGTTTTTATTTGCCATAATCTCCATTAAAATAAAAATTCCTATAGCTCCATATTTTAATTTTATAATTTCTGGATTAACATTATTTAAAATGTCATGAAAAATTAGTTTATGGAGATTTTTAAAGTATATATTATCATCTTCAAATATTTCTTTTGCTTTCTCTGTCTTAAAAAACTCATTCTCTAACTGAGTTCTTTTATTTTCTTTTTCAGATATAAAATAAGCTTCATTCTTATATTTCCAATTATTTTTATTTCTCACATCATTCACTTTATATTTCCTTTCTTAATCTTTTTTGACTATTGCAGTTGTTAGTCTCAACTTCGCCTATATATTTTTTACCCCCATATTAATAAATACAAATTAAGAAAAAAATGCTATTTTACATATAGTGAGATAAAATTTTTTCAATTTCTTTCAAAGTTTTTAAATCATTATTTTCTAATTTTCTATAAAGAGTTCTTCTTGAAACTTTTAGTTCATTAGCTAACCACCCCATAGTTTTATTGAGATCTAAAAGTTTTTTTCTTATTTCGACCTTATTCATAAACTCCCTCCCATTTTGATTGATAAATATTTATTTACTATTTAAAATAAACGAAATTTCTAAAACTCTAAGTAAGGAAAAAAGTTTCTTCGTTGTAATACTTTTCCCCTGTTTTAAATTCTTTAAAGTCAAATTAATATCAGCTCTATTTACTTCTAATTTTCTGGCAATATGAGCTTGGCTAATTCCCTTACTAGACATAATTTTTTCAATCATAAAATATAACTCTCTATTTTCTTCCAT